TCCGTTGCTATCACCGAAAGACTCGGTGCTTATGGCGAACTCTCCATGCTGACTGCTGACCAGGACTTCGATGACCTGAACGTAGGTGGTAAGCTGGGCGTTAAGTTCAGTTTCTGATTCACGGATAACGTGTTATAATATGAGGGTCCCTAGTGGCCCTCTTTTTTTATGGACTATCAAGTACCCGATTTATGTGTGATGAGTATCACACCAGACGAAGAGACAGGTAAGGTGTGGTTGGATATGCCATCCGTATGGGATCCAAGTCCACAACCTCCAGTGTTGGTTACACAAAAAACCATTGACTATGTTATGAAGGATCCCTATACTACTCCTATGTGCCCTCCAGGATGGCCTAATCCCCCCACAGTAGATGAAGATATCTAAACTTCTATTCAATCCCTTTGTACTCCTTCTCGTAGGATGTACAGGGATTCTTTCTTTTATACAACTCATGCATATCTCCTACCATCACAGGATGGAGCATGATATTCACGGTCATGTCAGGGAATTTTGTAGAGACAACCCCGATGTGTGCCAGTATTCAGACTGACAGTGTTGACAAATGTTAAGAAATTATATATAATGTAACAATACTTCACAGGAGTTTTATTGTGACTGTTAGTTCTAATGATCAAGGTCAGCAAAACATGTGGGCTAAAGAGCCTCGTATGTACATTGACCAGACCGCAGCTGAGCGCTACGGTTATGAAACATATGCTGAGAAAGCAGAGAAGCTGAATGGCCGTACAGCCATGATTGGTTTCGTTGCTGCGGTCCTTTCCTACGCAACTTCTGGAAGTTTGTTCTTCTTTGGTGTGTTTGGAATCTGACACATACTTGACATTGGTCAGTAACTTTTATACAATATAGTAGTATAAATTACCTAGACAAGAAACCGATGGCGTCTTACTCTATTACCATCCAGCAACCTGATGGAACCGAAACCACATTCAATTGTGAAGAGGATCAATACATTCTAGAAGCTGGAGAAGAAGCGGGACTAGACTTACCTTACTCTTGTAAAGCCGGAGCATGTTCCTCATGTGCTGGTAAGGTAATCAGTGGAACGATTGACAACGAAGAGCAATCATTCCTTGATGACGATCAACTAGAAGAAGGTCTCTGCCTTCTCTGCGTCACCTATCCTACAAGTGATTGTGTAATCCTATCTGATCAAGAAGAGTATTTGTATTGATGACAAACCCAAACCAACTCTATGAAGACATGGAGAGATTGAACGCCCTATACGAAGAACTCTGTTGGGCACATGATGATGAACTTATTTTCACTCATGAAAATGGCAGAGTCGTTATTTACAACAACACTTTGGAGAAAACAAATGAACGAAAAGGCAGAACGCATTAACGGTTGGGCAGCCATGCTGGGTGTAGTCGCAGCCATGGGTAGCTACGCAGTATCAGGTCAAATCATTCCTGGTATCTGGTGATGGGATTTGTAGGAGCAGCACTACTAATGTTGATTCCTATCATCGCAGTAGTGAAGGGGTCTAATAAATGACCTACGATTGGACACTGTTTCAAACACTGGTGTTCATCATTACTCCATACTTCCTTATGTTGGCACTTGCCAGTAAGGATGAAGACGACGGACCACCTGATGGTGGTATGATGACACCAGCTTATCAAGGTGCAAGGGGCTAAACGGCCCCTTTTTTTCTAAATACATCAGTCTCAATGGTAATCATGGCTGAGGAAGTAAAAAAGGATGAACCCAAAAAGAAGGGACCACTTGGGAAACTCAAAGAAAAGGCAGCAGACTCGGAAGAACAACTGGCAATTCTATCTACTTTTGTCAGGCTTGGTATTCTTGTATGGAGCGGTGGAATCCTCACGTTGGCGTACATTAAACTACCACCTGCACTTGGAATCCCAGAGCAGAAGCTCGACCCCACCTTCATCGCCTCAGTCTTTACCGGGGTTCTAGCAACGTTTGGTGTTCAAACTGCCAAGAAGAACGGAGCAAATGGTGGTCCTTCAGGTGGTGTTTCCAAGGCGGACATGGAAAGACTTATTGAGAAGGCTGCAGCCACAGCTCCAGCACAGACAATTAGAATCGAACAAGGTCCACTTACTTTGACACCAACACAAAAGTCTGACGACACGTATAAGATGTGAATAGATAGTGTAGTCAAGTAAATTTACTTATGAGATTTCTTTTTGCGATCCTGGCTACACTATTCTTTGCCCTTCCTGCTTGGGCTGTAGATGTCAAGATGGGTTCAAATGGTAACCTAGTTTTTGATCCATCTGACATCACTATTGAAGCGGGTGAGACAGTACACTTTGTCAATGGAATGCTTCCACCTCACAACATTATTGTTGAGGGAAGAGCTGACCTGTCTAGAGAATCATTGATGTTTAATCCTGGTGAATCACAGGATATCAAATTCGTTGATGTAGGAGATTATGATTTCTTCTGTGGTCCTCACCAAGGTGCAGGGATGATTGGACAAATTCACGTCAAATGATATAATAATTAAAGAAGGACTATACAAATGAGAAGAACTATTGTCAAAGCCCTGAGGGCTCAAGCACTTGGTAACATTGAAAAGGCAAAAGCAAATATTGACATCTACCTACATAACCCTGTAGGCATCGGTGAACATTCTGATATCCTTGCTGCTGTTCAAGACCAGATTGATATGATTGCTAAGGAAGAAGAAAGGCTAGATGTATTGGAGAAACACTTCGGTGACTGATCAGACTGACTTTACTATGAGATATAACTTTGCCATGTGTTCTTTTTCAAGAATGTATGGCGTGAACTCAGTTAGGGATTCACATGAGGTCAGTAAATTTTGTAAGAAGTGGGCTGAGACAGAGGAACAAAATGTTCCTCTTGGAAACTTAACTGAAGTTGATTTTTATTTTAGAGATCTGTGGAAGATCTGGGGTGGTTACTTATGAAACTGGCGATTACATCTGACAGTAAAGATGATGTATTGACATTGTTTGATACTGATACAGAAACAGTATTGAAAATAGAAACAGATGAACGTGGTCTTGATCATACCTCTAATCAAGAGAGACCATCGCACAGACCATTTGGAATCACTTGGAATAAGGATAAGATCTTTATTGCCAATCGTTCAAATCTGTTGATCTATGATTCAGATTTAAAGTTTGTAGAAAGTATTGAAGGAATTCTGGATCAAAATACTCACCAAATAGTTTATTATGAAAATCAAATCATAGCAACTATGACTAGACAAGATTGTGTAAGGTTCATCAATCTTGAAGATTATAGTCATGAGACATTTCACATAGACGATGGTTGGAATAACTATCAACCAACTCATAGGTATCATGTAAATTCTGTTGTTGTCAGAGATAATCTGCTCTACATTATGCTGCATAACAGACACCGTAAGACAAGTAAAATTCTGGTTTATAATTTAGAGACAAGAGAAAAAGAATCTCTCATAGATACAGACCTTAAAAGTTCCCATGGAATTTACTTGAATGGTGACATCATTGCATGTCTTGATACTCACAAACAAAGGATTAATTTTGGTTCAAAATCAATTTATGAGCCTTCCCTTGGTGGTTTTATGAGAGGTATGGCTGGGGATAAAAATACAATTGCAGTTGGACACTTCCCACCACAAGAGAGACATTATAGAGGATTTGGTGACGCCCATATTTCTATCTTCGAGAATAAAAAGTTCGTAAAAGAATATCGTATTGATAACATCGGTGCCATCAATGATATCAGAAGGATTGATGGAGAAGATCTATGTCATCACAACAAATACCCATTCCCATTTAAGTTTAATGTATGAATATGTCCCTATAGTCAATGCCATGGTAGGTATATGCTTCTTCATGGCTCTTGGTTACATCTACTACATACTAAAGATGGCACATCAGGAGATGGAAGATGGGAGCGATGACACCGCCGAGCAGGAAGTCATGTTACAACTTTCGTTGTTTGGAGATAAACCGTGTGGTTGATGGTGATACTATTGATGTCACCATTGATTTGGGGTTTGATCTATACAAGAAAGAAAGAGTTAGAGTTGCAGGAGTTGATACGCCGGAGAAGAGAACACGAAATCTAGAGGAGAAGGCTCTTGGAATCGACGCAACCAATTGGCTTAAAGAAAAGCTCGAGAGTGCTGTGGCTGGTGACGATGATCTCATTATTAGGACTGAACTTGACGGTGGCGTTGGTAAATATGGCCGTCTTCTTGGGTGGTTATACATTGGGGACTCAGACGTGTCCCTCAATGAACAAATGATAAAAGAGGGATATGCTCATGAATACGACGGGGGAACTAAAAACATGGATCTCGAAGCCCTACGAGAAGTCAGAAGGCTTCACGGAACGCTCGTGTAGAAGTGCAGTGTGTGGGGGTGATCCATTCATACCTGATACTGAATATGATGGATCATCTTTAGACTTTACATGTGATGTAAATCATACATAGTTCAGCTGTAATGGTCTCATGCAAAAGATTATCAATGGTGTAGCCCTGTTTTCTGGGTGTGTTTCACTTGGTTTGATTGTAGGTGGAGCTACTATCTATCTTCAGAGAGATAATATTGTCAACGGTATCAAAACTCAATTGATTAATAGTGTGTCAGAGTCGGTTCAGGGTATGCTTCCTGGATTGGTAGATGGTGCTATGCCCGAACTTCCTAGTGCAACAGGTGGTGCTATTGGTGCTCCTGCTGGTGGTGCTGCATTACCATTCTGAGATGAACCATGTTGTTTTTACTATTACTTGCCTCACCAGTTCATGCAACTGTAGCTGAGGTCCCATGTCCTACTACGCTTCAAGCAAAGGCGTCGGTTATTGTAGGTGACTTAGATGGATATCAAACCGATACAGATAAGACAATTACGGATACCGAAGGTAGACTCTCAGATTTTACCTCCTCCAGTAGTATCTTCCCTTAATCCTCCAATTACTGTCAACATTGGATTACCAATTGTTGATATGCCTGGATGTGTAGAAGCTCGCAATGATAACAATGGATCAAAAGCACTTTTTGGGGATGACCCTGAGGGCGTGGTTACGCTTTGCGGTCCTGGGGTTCCCAGTTATAACGCTATTAATTATGAACCTGAACAGATGATTATAACTGGTCCTGCGGAGACTCCTCCAGTAGAACAACCAGTTGCACCACCTGTTCCCAAAACTCCTGAAGTAAAACCTCCTCCAACACCAGAGGTTAAGTGTCCGACAGAGGCTCAAGCATTAAAAGAGCCTATCGGAACACTGGTGGATGGTGGAACTAAAAAGATTATTGAATACAGATTGGTAGGTACTGAGTGCATACCAGTCAAAGAAGATCTAAAGATACCAGATCAAATTGTAAAGGCTATACCTACTGCGGGTGCCATTACTACTACAGCATCTATCGCAGTTGTTGCAACCACATCAGCTCTGTTAGCAAAACCACTGGCTGACTTATTACTTAAGGTAGTCAAACCAGTGACAAAGAAAGTGATTAAAAAGATCGCAGCTATCCGTGGTAAAAAAGTTACCGTCGAATCTGCAAGGGACCGCCGAGTACAGCAGCGGATTCGGAACCACGCGATTCGGAAGTTGAAGGGGAAGGAATAGAATGAACGTGTTGTGGGATGACACCACCGGGATTAGTAACCATTACGTCCTGACAAATTTTAGCATACTGTGTTCCTGGTCTGAACATAATACCAGCCTTAATTAACTCACCGCAGTTCTTCAGTCTTGCAATCTCAAAGTCCAACCTCTTATTGGCAGTGAGTTGTTGCTGCATTGCAATCTGTGTGACCGCTGCATTCTTACACAGCTCTTGTAATTCTTTGTCTAATGGATTAGACAACGTGGCTGATATACCTAAAGACAAATTATAACTATCTTTCTGTCCTGTTCGTGTAGGAACATGATAGAGAATATTACCTGGGTTATCTAAAGAACCATCTTCATCTAGATCCCTCATATCATATACAGGATCATTATAGTATGGTTCGTAGGGTGACTGGAAAGATCCAGACCCTGTTATGAAGGGGGTAATGTTAAGGGTGGCACCTTGACATTGGATACCTCCACCATAGGTATTTGTAATGTAAGGTCCCTGAAGGACTTGTATAGCTTGGTTTGTAACACTGCCTGAGGAATTAGCAATAGGAGAAGCAGTAGCAGACACTCCACCAACAGTCTCAGCATAAGAAGGACAAGCAAAGAATAATGATACTATTGCTGGAAGATACTTGTAGTATCTGTAACACTTGTTACGGTTGTTTCTCTTTGGATGATCGTATGATTGCTCAACCCTGGACCCTTGTAAGTCTCCGTGAACTGAAACGCAGCTCCCGGAATCGTTTGAACGTAGGCGGGTTTGGAACTTACTCCTGTCCATTGTGAAGTCACTCCATTAATATTTACGGAATTTGCTCCTGTTCCAGGAGATAGATTACCGTTTACAGTGATACCACTACCTGTTGCAGTGTATTGATATCCCGTGTTATAATCCATTGAATTAATAGTCTCAGTCACCGTCGATGTCGTCTCCGTGTGACTCGTCATGCTGCCCTGCGTGAAGTTCGGGACTACGGGGACCGCCAATGCAGTGGCACTTGATGTAAAGGTTACCACCACACACGTCACAATAGACCGCATCATCTTTCCAGAATGGGTCATCGCGAGGATCCTCAGTCAATGACAGTAATTTCTGAAACGAATTGTCCGGTTGCGCTTGTACCAGCACCACCTGCAGTCAGACCGATTGCACCAGCAGTACTCAAAGTACCTGCCAGGTCACCAGCTGCACCAGCACCATAAGAAGTTTGACTAGAGAAGTTACCAACAGCACCTACAGAAGGAGCAGAGGTTGGTACCGCATCACCTTGAATGTAAGAAGTTGAATACGAGAATGCATTTCCGTTTGATGCTTGGGTTGCAGCAATCGTTCCGGGAGCCATGACACCACTGGTAATAGTTCCAGCAGATACAGTTCCTGCAGTAGTTCCGTCAGTGGTATTCACTCCACTACCTGAGATAGAATACTGAGAACCTAGCCTGGTAGATGTAGTTCTTGCAGCATCAACGGTAAGTTGAACTGACGAAGACATACTATGAACAAGTCCGCCTGCGTTTGCAGTTCCGGCGGTCAACAATAACATTCCAAAAGCAATAAATGCTTTTTTCATACAACTCTCATAGAGACTATGTATATTTAGAAACTTAAATGTGTGTATCACAGGACACTTATTATCTTAAGAGATAGTAAAACCCGTAAATAATTATGTATCCCTAAGTTACAACTAATGGACCCTGAGGTAACTACTGGTCTAGAATTAAAGAGTAAAGTTTGTAGTAAATGCGGAGCGAAGTGGTTAAATGGACAGCACTACTGGAGCACTGGTCTCATTGGAGATGATCAAACCCTATCTAACCTCGTCTGTAGTCTGGTGGAATCTCCTGATTGTGTAAATCCTGTACATAAGAAAGGTCATATCTACGGAGAGAAAGACACCTGGGAAAAGAGACGAAATTTTATTGACAACAATTATAAAGGGAGTGGTGACAATGCCCCGTGGAAAAATTATGAAATATGAGATTCTATCAAGGATCTATAGATTAAAAGAGGAACTTTATACAAGAGATGAGATTTCTCGGAGAGATAAAAAGGTAGCTGATGAGTATCTAAACAAGATGTTGGAGTACGTTTCATCGTTCAGTCATTGAACTGGCATACGGGTATTGACAGAAGGACTGTAGCCCCTTAATATAAATACATGGACGAGGTGTGGTTCTCCACACCATCCAACACGCCTCACCAAGACTAAACAGCGTGTCAAAATAATAGTCTTTCATACCCACTCTGGAGGGTAGAGTGGGAATACTATACTCAGTACCACCCCGTACTACTACATAACCCTTTTTCAAAATGGCTACTTCAACTCTTTCAAGGTCCCGCCAGTCAGGCTGGGATAACTTTACCGAGTGGGTAACATCAACCAACAACCGTCTCTATGTCGGTTGGTTCGGTACCCTGATGATCCCTACTCTTCTGGCTGCAACCACCTGTTTCATCGTTGCCTTCATCGCTGCTCCCCCTGTGGACATCGACGGCATCCGTGAGCCTGTCGCTGGTTCGCTCCTTTATGGTAACAACATCATCTCTGGTGCTGTTGTACCTAGCTCCAACGCAATCGGACTTCACTTCTATCCCATCTGGGAAGCCGCCTCGCTTGACGAGTGGCTCTACAATGGTGGTCCTTACCAACTGGTAGTATTCCACTTCCTCATTGGCATCTTCTGCTACATGGGTCGTGAGTGGGAACTGTCCTACAGACTGGGTATGCGTCCCTGGATCTGTGTTGCTTACTCTGCACCTGTTGCAGCTGCATCCGCAGTCTTCCTGGTATATCCTTTCGGTCAAGGTTCATTCTCTGATGGTATGCCCCTGGGTATCTCCGGTACCTTCAACTTCATGCTTGTCTTCCAAGCTGAGCACAACATTCTGATGCACCCCTTCCACATGCTTGGTGTGGCTGGTGTCTTCGGTGGTTCACTGTTCTCGGCAATGCATGGTTCACTGGTTACCTCTTCGCTGGTTCGTGAAACCACCGAGAGTGAGTCCCAGAACTATGGTTACAAGTTCGGTCAAGAAGAAGAGACCTACAACATCGTTGCCGCACACGG